GGTTGATCTTTAAGCCATTGCCCATAAGTAGTGCCAACAGGTACTGGGCCATCAATGCTGGCACGCTTGCCTTTCGTAACTGATGGAGGAGCACCAAACCCAAGCTCTTCATAATTAATCACTGGCACTGTCGTTGACCTGCAATTGAAATGCTGCGGCGGCATCGGGCCTTTGCCATACTCAAACTCACGGCCATCTAATGCGCGGCATATTGCACTGGTTCTAGTATCAAGCGTTGCAACGTATCGATATTTTTTGGTAATGTCTTGATTTGCTTCATATACCTGCTGGCTAGCAGCATTAGCAACCTGATTGATGCTTGTACGTACAAGCGCCATTATCTGGTTATCAGCTATAGAAGTTGATTGCCCGCCGGCTGCAATAATCTTTTTAAGCGCCTTATTGATCATCGTGGGCTCTTCGCCAAATTGTAAGCTGCCAATTAACCGCTTTGCAATATCAGATGTAGTCTCACCTGTTAACAAGCCATTGCGTACCACTTGCCCAAACTGTTCAGCTTGATCGACAGCGATACCACGAAATGCTTTACTTACCACCTCACCGTTAGGCAGAGTGATCATTGTGCCTTTTGCTGCGGTGAGGCTGAATGTACCAGTGCCTGCTTGATTGGCTAACGCTTCCACGCCATAGACAGATTTGTATAAATCATCCGACAATGCCACGACATTAAGCTGTGTCGGGTCAGTTGTAACTACTGATTGTGCAAATTGCGGGCTGATCTCTACACTATTCACTATGTTCCGAGCACCTGCTGGCAATGCCTTTCGTAGCTCTTCAGTAACAAAATCAGATTGCAGTTCTGCTAAGCCTTGCAGCTCGCTTGCAGTGGTAGCGGTGCTATCACCTGCCCATGTATCAAGGCTGTCTTTGAGCTGGGCTAATATCCCACGTAATCTTGCTGCTTTTACTGGTGCTGCTAGCTCGTCAATTGTTCGTAGCTGGTTTACAGAGTCAATAATAATATCATTATAAGTTGTTACTATTTGACGGCCTACACTATTGCTGTAGCGGTTTAAATCAATCGCGTTACGAAATAGGGCTGCCGGTATCGTCATTCAGCCCTCCATTAGCAGTTGCGCTGAGTTCTTCTTCAACATCAAAATCATCGCCTAACACTTCACCATTAGCAAGTTGTTCCAGTAGTGTCTCCTGCGTGATGGTGCCAGCAGTATAAAGCTGGAGCAATGCTTGGATCTCCTGAGGTTCTAGTCTTGCGCCAATGAAATCACGATTTACATGGCAACTGCCAGCCGCTTCAGTAGTGCCGAGATATTCAGCATGAAACTGTAAGCAATTATCAATCATGTCTTGCATATTCTGCGCAATTACCATCATGGTGCTATCGCCTTGGCTGCGGTCAATGCGTTTTGCTTCTGCTGTTTCAGCGCTTAACTTTTGACCTAATACTGCCGATAAACCTAATTCATTAATCTGCCCTGCAAGCTGCTCTAGCCGCTTGAATTGGTACTCAAAACTAGTACCGCCTGGTTCAATATATTCAGCGCGACCATCACTGGGAAAGGCTATAGCTTCACCTGGACCTGCTGATACTTCTTCTGCTGCTGACGGGAAGCCAAAGAATGCCAACATCGGCACTGCTGAGATATGTAGCTGGTTGTCAAGATCTGATTGTATTTGATAGGTTTTAAGGTTTAGTTCTGCGATATCTTCTAACGGTGGTCTTGATTCTAAATAACCAACGCGGTTGCTGTATGCAACGCTGAATGGTATATCGCTAAGGCTTGTGTTACCTTCTTCTACAATTTTAAACTCGCTATTATCTTGCTTTTGATGTAGCTCGTATGCGCCTGGTGTTAAGACCCGAACTTGTTGCACTGCCTTTTCGCCGTAATCACCATCAGGCACAATCACTGATTCCAGCAATCGCAGCATTGTGAGTTGTTGCTGTCCGTCTTTCGTTTCAGTGCGCCAGCCTAATATTTGCCGTGGTGTGTAGGTGCACCAATACGGTCTGCCGCCATCTGATGGTGCATCAACTAATGTCCCAATATGGCCGTAACGCACTAGCTTACGTGCAGTTTCATATGTCCAGACGTTGAGGTCATTTCCTTGCAAATCTACATCGAACAGTTGTTCACGTATGTTGTCGCTGGTATCATTTAACCTGACGGGCTTACGTGTTAACATCCCCGCTAACATCCGCTCTAAACGTTGATAGTAAGGCGGAACTACGCTACGTGCTAGGCGATTATCATAACTTTCATCCTGCTCGCGTGGTTCCTGCGGCAAGTAGCGGCGATGCCTGCGCCTCATCCCGTAGGTGCCTTGCATCAGATCTTCAATCAGCATCCAATGCGGCTCTTGCGCATACCATGCGGTATTTGCATCTTGCACACGCACGACCTTGCGGTCAGCAGTAGGCCGGTCGTAGAAATTAAAACCTGTGTACATAAAGCTGCCTGCAATGTCTAGAGTTTACAGGGTTATCTCTTGCGCAGTGCGCACTCAATACACCCTGATACCTGTGCCTTTCCCAGCTCGAGTATACATTGGGTTAAATGCGCCTAAGATTAAGTAGCCAAGGCCATCAGTCCAGTGCTCTATATTTGGAGCTTTATCAATTACATAGTCATCTGCTCCTTGCTTATATGTTACGTTTTTTAGTGCTTTGATAGTGTGCTTACAACGTGGATGTACAAAGAGTTTCATTTGACCATCTGCTGTACGGATCATCCAATTTGTAGCATTTATTTTATCTTTTACAGCCCATGGTGCTTTTGGGCTGACGCAGCTAAATCCTGCCCGGCGAATAATGTCATGGTCAGTACGACCAGCGGATGAAGTTTTACGCGCTGAACCTGTTGGATCTGGATAAGCAATTATCTTTCTATCAGGGAACCTTTCTCTTAAAATTGCGCATACCTCATCAGTATTTGATTGGTTAACTGCTAATTCATCCCAAATATGTAATGTATCACCAACACGACTTCCTAGAACGCCAGCCATCACACTTACGTTAAAGTCCGTTCCCCAGTAGATTTCTGCGCCTGTATCTTTAATTGTATCAAGAATGTTTTCGTCAGTAAAATCAGGATAAACGCGGCCAGATAATGTTTCAAACGAAGCTAAATATTCCTGTCTAAATGTTCGTTCATCAAGTGTCCTGCGTGCCGCTTCAATTTCTTCTGCTGCAACATTACCTCCTTGGACTGTTGTATAACTAAAAGTTTCCCAATCAGGTTGATCTTGCGCTTGTTCCCATAAGTCATGGAACCAGTTGAGTCCTGCGGGAGTGGTGATAAACCAAGCGGGGCCACCTTGATCTGACAATGCAGGTCGCAGCACCATTTCCCATGCAGTTTGCTTTACATAAGCAGCTTCATCAATTACAAGTGAAGCAAGGCTAACACCTCGCAAACTATCTTCATTGTCAGCACCTCTCAATGCAACAATGCTTCCGTTAATAAATTCAATGCTTAGATCTGATTCATTGCGTTTAACTACTAAATCAAGTGGTGCCATTGCTTTTAACTGCCGCCATGCAATTTGTTTTGCCATACGGTAGTTAGCTGTTACATACCAATTCAAGCTACCTGGTTTCTCAAGCGCCCAGCAAATCAGTCTAGTGATACACAGATATGTTTTGCCAAATCTACGACCTGAGCAAAGTAATTTGAAACGATTGCTTGAATCCCAAACATTGCGCTGAGGGATCGTTAAAGCACCAGCTAATGTTGAAGTGATCTCAGAAAAATTGCTTTGGTTATAGGTTAACAATGCAGAGCAATTTTCAAGGATTGTACCGCCTTTACATGTTGCGAGAATGCTCATAAACCAATCTGCGCAATTACAGCAGACCTTGAAACACAGCCCAGTGCAACGCTTAGGTTGCCTGTTCGCATAGCTTCTTTGTGTATTGCAGAAAGCTGGCCCATAACTTGCGCTGTATATGCTTGCCTGTCAATCGACCAATCTTCTTTTAAGACAACACGAGCGCGAGCAATGTACTCATCAGCAGTGCGTGTACATACGCCCCATTGACTTGCAGCATATTGCAATACATCAGAGCGTGAACCACCATTGCATAAAAGGCGAACAACTCGATTGAC